GTTGACGATCGCGTCTTCCTGGAGGAGCCACTTCACCACCCACGGAGGAACGACGACAAACCGGCCCTCGGCGGGGACGTTGGCCTCGTCGAGCTTGACCTTGACTTCAAGAAGCTCCTCGGTTACAAGGTCGGTCGTCCCGTCGAAGATCTTATCGGACCCGTCGGCGCCCACAGCGTTACCGGCACCCGCTACCATCTGGGCGACTATGTACTGATCGGCGACGTCGGCGAGCTGGTAGGCCGCGTCTCTGGTGGCGCTCTCCATCAGCCGGACGTTCATCTGAGCCTTGTCGATGTCCTCGATCCTGAAGTTGAAGTACTTCGCTTGAGTAATCTCCAGCGTGGCGCTGGCGTCGTCCAGCTCCTCGGGGTCGCCGATCCCGGTGACCTTGTTGTAGTTGTCGATCGTTATCGGGCCGTGGGCGGTGATTCGCACCGTGTCGCCTTTGCCCTTCACGTCGCCCTCATAATCCCTGTTTATGACTCCAGCCTGGCCATATACAAGGCTCTTCTGGAGACTCTGGAGGATTTGGGCGGCCCAAACCTCGCCTATGAAATTCGTGATTGCCATCTGTCTTACCTCAAAGTGCCCTCTTTCATTTGGGCCTTGATCTGGTCCATGTTGGCGATGATTTCGTCTGGCTTCATGGCCTTCACGGCCTCACGGGTTAGGGGTTTCTTGACCTCGCCCGGAGGGTTGCCAGCGCCGCCCACAGGCTCTTTTGGCCCGATCTCTTTCAGCAGCTTCTCGCCGTCGGCTTTCAGCTCCGCCTCGGTTGTACCCTGGAGGCGTCCCGCCAGGGATGGGGGGAGCTTCAGATCGGTGACGATCTTCGCTTTCAGAGAGTCCAGGGTCTTGGATTCGTGCTCCGCCAGCTTCGCTTTGAGATCGGCATTTTCAGCCTTTATCTCGTCATAATCGGCGAATTTCGCCTTCTCGCGGTTGACCCGCTCCTGGACTATCCGGTCCACATCTGCCTGAGTGAATTTCTTTTCATCATCGGTCATGGGTTTGAATCTCCGAAGTTCACGGCCTTCGTTTGCCTATATGTATAATAGATAAGGCATACTATATAAATGTTTGTCCTTTTTGTGAAATAATGTAATTAGGTCCATCTAAGAGAGAAGAGGATCAAAAACAAATTTCTACAAAAGATCAGTTAGCGCGAAGCTCAAGCTAACCGAAGGCGCTCCTGGATTTTAAAGAGTAAAAATTACTGAGGAAGAGCGTTCGTAGCTTTAGTCAAATGCTCTGATCCGCTTGTAACGTACTGGCATGCCAAAGTAATCTTGTCAGCATCCATCTCATCTACACCCATATAGCCGTACAAACCCGCGTTTGCAAAATCATCCAGCGCGTAGCCAAATTCTTGTTTAGACGTTCTGAATGCAGATGAAACGGAGGATTCATCATTCAATTTTTTCGCTTCGGTTGCATGACCATACAATGATGCAAAACCGTCACTCAATGCATTAAAATCGAAGGATTCAGATGCCGCGGTTATATCTTCCATATCTTGGACCAAAAACGCGGATGCTACTGTTGCAAGAGTTATCCATTCTTGATCACCATCCGATACTCCAAGTGCAACTTGGCTCGCAAAACACAAACACAATATCGATGCAAGAACTATTTTCAATATTAGACCTCCTATCTCATATGTATGCGCCCTTGCATTATAAATATGTTAGGTAACATTATCAGAGGCAGGGCTCAGAGCCCCCTCATCTCCTCATCTTTGATCCTCGCCTCCTCGGCGTCCAGGTCCTCTTCGGTGGCGTCGGGGTCCAGCCGGGATAGGCTTCCCCTGACCGAGGTCGCCATTGCCCCGCGTCTTGTGGCCTCCACCTTCGCCGCCTCCACAGGGTCGATAGGGAGGTTGGACCGCCACTCCAGGGAGAGGTTGGTGAGCGTCTCGGCTCCACTCATCCGGGACGCAACCTCGAGTTCTGCTGTGGTCTTGAGGACCTCGATCAGCTTCGGCTTGATCCTCAGCCTCAGCCGGTTGACCTTTGCCAGCGTGGGGAGCATAAGCCTCTTGAGGGCGCTTCCCGACTCAGCCAGGCCGGTCTTAACTTCACCGAAGGCAGCCGGGGAGAGCTCGGCCATGACGTAGAGCTGGGAAAGGAGAGTCTCAATCTGAGTGAAGGTGGCGCCCATCTGAGCATCCCAGACCAGGATCTCCGGCGGGGACTCGCCCTCGTTCAGGGCGATGTACTTCTCATCGGAAGCCCACACGATCTCGCCTGTGATCGGGTCTCGCACTCTGAGCCCCGACGGCCCGCACATCCAGGGATCGGCGAAGGTGTCCAGGGTCCCCGAGACCTTGATCAGCCTCCTTTCGATCTCCTCCACAAGGTCGGAGATGTCTTTGAAGTCGTCCAGCCCGAAGACCCCGTCCCCTGCCTTCAGGTTGGAGAAATGAACCACCAGGAAACCAGGGACGCCCGTCTCCTCCTCCTCTTTCAGGTTGGCGTACCGCTCGATGGTGGCCAGGGGGACGGGCTCTTGGATCTCTTTGCCGTCGGAGGTGAGCTTCAAGAGCCGGTGCTCGATCTGTCCGGGCTTGTGGACCTCCGCCTTGACGTACTTGTCATCGCCCTGCGTCACATCCCATGCCAGGACGTGAGCCTTGAAGGTCCCGACGTCGTCAGGGTCCACCACCGGGAACCAGAGCCGGGGGTCGATCCTCGATATGATGCCCCGCCGTCCATCCCATCGGACCTTAAGGACGCCGTCGCCGAAGGCTATCAGGTCGCCAAAGAGGTCATAGACGACCTGATGGAAGCCGTTTCCTTCGACGATCCGATCTAGCCCCGCCTGCTGGTTCTCGTCGGCCCGGATCGCCGGAGGGTTCCCCACAGCCAGGTCGGCAAATAGGGTCATGATCCGCTTGAACCAGTTGACCCTCATCTTGATGATCCGGGGGGCGTCGTCTTCGTTCAAGCCGGCGAAGACGAGATCGTGATCTCCTTCCAGCAGCAGCCGGTTCTTTGCATATCGAGCCAGCCGGTCTTTATCCTCAGCAGGAGGCCATTTGTGGGTAGGGTTAAGGAAGTTTAAGTCGGTGTGGACTGTTGAAGTCATGATCTCCTCCTCGGAGGTAGCGTAACCCGTCGTGATTTTGAGATGCGATTAACCAGGTATCGAAGGCAGTCGACCAGGTCGTCGCCCTCTTTTATGGGCGCGTCCTCTCCTCTCTCCGTCGCCTTCGGGTCCCATCGGTATCCCTCCAGCTCCTCCTGGAGCATGGGCGTAGCCGGGCCGATGAGCTGAAGCCAGCCCTGGTCGAAGGCGTTGATTACCTTCTGGATCCCGTTGAGGACGTCGTTGTCAGCCTGCTGCACGGCCTCGATCCCGTCCCCTATGAACTGGAGCCTGTGAGCCTTAGCCGCCGGGTCGACGTCGATCGAGGTCGGATACATCCCATCGAGGAAAGTCTTCAGATCCTTCGAGACCTCAGCCGGGGACTTGTCAGCCTTCCGGTACTCGCCCGCTATGTACCATTTATCGCCGATCCGGAAGCCCTTCAGCATCGCCGTGGGGTGAGTAGCGCCGGGGTCGACGGCCACCCTCATCTCCTCGATCCGACCGTCTGGGAGGCGAGGGACGCAGTGAAGATCTCGATTGAAGTTGCGGTAAACAGCGCCCTCGGCCGCCACCCAAAGCCCGTCGATGTACCTCTGATAGAAAAGGGACCCTTTCGGCCCGAACTGGCGCTTCAGCTCGGCGACGTAGGCGGGGTCGAGGTGGGTGTTGTCCTCAAGGGCAAAATGCCAGCTCCGGAGGTCGAGCTCCGCCTCTCGGTCGATCCATTTTCGTTTCAGGTAGTGGCCCGGCCCCCCGGGGTTCATCGTCCCGAATAACTGAGCCCCGGGCTCGGAGAGTCGAGAGATGAGCATGTTCCAAAAGGACTCCGGGATAAGGGTCCCCTCGTCGACGTAGGCAAAGGGGAGGGTCGAGCCCGCTATCTTCGTAAAGGCGCTCTCGTCGTTGGCTCCCTCGATCAGGACCGGCCTTCCGTAGATGTAGGCGAGCTTAAGGCTCCGCTTGTAGTCGAAGTTCTCGGTTCCTACGAGGCGGCGGATGTCGTCGAGTACGTTCCTCTCCAGTGCGGTTTGGGTGCGGCCTACGATTAGCGGAGGGCGGGCCGATCTGGACCGGATGAGAGCCTCCAGGAAGCGTATATCGGCGACTATGGACTTCCCGGACCTTACCGACCCATGCAGAAGATTGACCCGGGATTGAGACCCGATGATAAAGTCCCTCTGCTTCGAGGTGAGAGGAAGCAGGGTCAAGAGTCGCCCTCCTCCTCTTCGGCTTCGACCTCGACAGAGCCCCGGAGCATCTCGACGAGCTGGAGGATCTCGCCGCCCTTGTTCTCGTCGTGGGGGAGCTCCAGCCGGAGCTTGTCCAAGCCGACAGCCAGCCCGACCGAGACGTCCCGATAGTCCCTCGCCGTCCAGGTGTCTTCGAGGATCTTCTCGCCACGGTCCAGCATCTTAGCGGCGACCGAGGCCCGGCGCTCGGCATTGGCATAAGCAGCGACGAGCTGAGCCCTTTTTAGCTGATCCTGTCTAAGCTTCACGAGGTCCAGCCCGTTTCTTTCCGCCACGTTGGAGACGGTCCCGGACGATCTCCCAACGATCTTGCCCGCCTCTCTTGTGGTCTTCCCCTGCATGAGGAGAGAGAGGATCTTCTCCTCTTCCTCAACAGGAATTCTAGTCATCGTGTACAATAAGGACGAGAGTATATAAATAACTTTCGTCGAATTGCCCTCTTTGTCCAACGCGGTGGGGGTTTTGACAGCGACAAAAAAAGCTATCAATCGATAGCAGTCGGGGCCGACTGTCAATTTACTGTCAAAGGAGAACCGATAGCAGCCGGGGGTTTTTGACATTTTGACAGCGTTTTGGGAACATGTGAGGGGGAGGGGGTGAGAAGGGGAGAGAGGACCACCCCACAAACTGATATGATTTTTGTTATAGTACCCCCTCTCATATTATATTACTATCAATACTATCAATATCTATCTTCAGGTATCGATTTTCCTCTGTCAACAGCCTGTCAACAGCCTGTCAATAAGGTCAAAAGGTAAAATCGGGGTAAAGGGTAGGTAAAAAGGTAAAGATGGGAGGGGTCACTCCCATTTCTTACGGTCTCTCAGAGAGACCACGGCCTCGGCGTCTCTCCATGTGTCGAATTTATCGAGGTAGAAGACGTTGACCGATTTGAGTATGCCGCCCTTGTCGACGGTCTCACGTACTACTGAGAATCGAGGTACTTTGTGATTTAACCCACCCTCTTTTTTGGGGTCGGTTCCGTTGACGAGCCGAGTTATCCTTCCCGAACTCACCCCCATTTTTATGGCCGCTTCGGATTGCTCCAGCCTTCCGCCCTCTTGGACGATCAGCTTTGCGAGCTTCCTCTCGGCTCCGGTGAGCTTCGTCTTGAATGCCTCGCCCCGTCCATCTCCCACATACAGCTCCTTTGCGAGGTCGAAGTCTTCGACGGTAGCAATTAGCCGCCCGTCCTCGTCCTCCTCCCTCTGGAACCGCCGCCAGAAGGTGATAGCCTGGAGGATGTCCAGGAATAGCGGAAGGTTCCGGCGGTTCCCGGCGTCGTTCCAAATGATGTCCACTGCGAAGGGGATCTTTACCTTGTACCTCTTGGACTTCAAAATCCGGAACATGGCCCGACAGATCATAACTTCCCGCGTCACAGGTCGAGTTACCTCTCCCTGAGCCGCTAGGGCGAGAATATGATCGGCGACCGCTCGGTCCTGGTCCTCGGTCTCGTCCACGTCGATGGGGACGGCTCTATTAAGACACTGGAGATCTTGATCGGAGTCCACCGAGGTTATCATCCAAACGATCTCCGGCGGAACCGACAGAACCGCCGCCTTCCCCTTAAGTACCGTCCGATGATAGTATGGCTCATGGAAGTTTGAAGATGTCTGCTTAAGAACGGTATCGGTGTCGTCGTTTTGCTTGTAGTCGTCACAGTAGATTATGGACCCCCGGGGGATGGGATGATACATCAGAGCTTTTGGTGAGAGTCCCGTTTTGATGTAGGCCTCGGATGGGAGGGCATGAAGGACGGCCTCGGCCATGTCGGATTTACCGCCTCCACTCTTCCCCGTTAGCTTTGGGTGAGCTCCCCGGCTCGTCTCGATCTGAGGGGTTAAGCAGCAGCAGAAGGTTATGCCACCCGCCAGTCTGTCACCCTTATGGATCGTGTTGAAGGTGTCGAGGGCATAAGTCACAGGGTCCCCGAGCTCGAGTATGTTCCTCGCCTCGACGACGAGATCCTCGGCGATCGGCTCCGGTGTTGGTGTTTTGATCTCTTCCTTCTCGGCGGCCTCGTCTGCATCGTTGGCCCGGATCTTCCGGAGGGTCACTTGCTGGTAGTGCTCCCCCTCCTCCGACCACTTCCCGATCTTCGAGGCGTAGGTCATGACCCAGTTTATCTGATGGTCGTCAAATCCGGCGGCGGTGAGCTTCCCCACAAGCCCAAACTAGGCGTCCGATCGGTCCCCGTTGTGCCGTTCCTTCGCCTCGTCGGTCCAGTCCAGAAGGCTTTGGAGGGTCGAATCGGCCTCTAAAAGGGTGCTGAGCTTCTCCCTCACAAAATCGGCGTCGGGAATATCGGTCAACGGGACAAACTCGTCGAGGACCTCACCCACGTCTGCGGCGGGCGTCGTCTCGTTGAACTTCTCGGTCCAGGTCCGGAGGGCGTCGGGGTCCGGATTGAGGCGCTCGATGTACTTCAAGAGCCTTACATCCTCGTATCTTAGGGGGATGTCGCCGATCGCTTCCCGGAGGTGGTTCTTTCGCCCTTCGGCCTCGTCTTCAAACTTCGTGTTCCAGGTCCCTAAGATTCCGCAAACCCGGCCCGGGTCGAAGGTCGTCTCGTCGACGTCGACGTTGGCCTCTCTCTTGACCGTCTTTAAGAACGTCGCGACCTTCGCTATAAATTCCGGCGTCGGTTCGGTTGGAGGTATCGGAAGAAGAAGCCCCGCCCCGTTCCCGGACTTGAAGGCGAGCCCCGGCATGAATCCATTTTCCGATAACCACCTCTGCACTGTGGGGAGTTGCCCCACAGCAAACCCCCGCTCTTTTTTGGTGGCGGCGAAGTCCTTCTTATCGTCCGGTTTTTTTGCGTCGATGTCGATAAAAATGTTGGTGTAGGCCTCGACGTCCAGATGGGTATGGAATTTCTCCGGGTTCCTCTTCAGCCTTTGGACGTTGACCCATAATTGCCGCTTGCCGTTTCTCATCCGGATATAGTCGACCGTCCGGCCCATGTTGATAAGGTCGAAATGCGCTTCCTGTGCTCCATTTCTCCCCGTCTGCACCGACTTGATAGCAAAGCGTTCATGGCCGAGGAATTTAATAAATTTCGTTAAATGCTCCTCGGCGGCGACCCTCTTACCCTCGACTGTGGGGTCGGTCATGTCGACCCCTCTCGCCGTTCGTGGTTCTTATCAAATCGTGCTCCGAGATCTCTCTCGGTGTCATCATAATCTGGATCGGATGATTTATAAGGCTTAGAAACGCATTCTATCATAGACTAACACCCTCTGGCTAGCACCCTCGAGGAGTTGGTTTGTCACCTGGCAACTCTCCGGATGGTTCCCGGGGAGTCGCTTCTTATTCACTTTCAATCGCCGCCTCTGCTTTGTCTGGTTTCGTGCTTGGATACATCTTCATTAGCTCCATAAAGGTTGGCTCACCGGGGGGGTTGAGGAAGGGGCCGACCTGGTCCTTGGTGATGAATTTTAGTGCTCTCAGTACCCACTTTACCCGCACCTCGCTGACTCCCCCTTCCAACACGCTGATGCAATCTCTTGCTATCTCCGATTTCTGCTCATCTGATTCTCTGTGCATCCGCATTACTTCATCCAGCGCGTGTATAACAAAGCTGAGCTTGCTCTCCAGTTCCGCGATTCTTGGGCCGCTTTCGAGTCCCCTCTCGATCATCTCTCTTGCGTAATCGGACATGGTCATGCTCGTCTCATCTGCATTCTTCTGAATCGTGTCCCGGAGGTCGTCGGGAACCCGAATAGTCATCTTTTGGTACATAGACTCAAAGACCATAATTCAACCTCACCCGACATATGTCGGCTATAGTATTTAAACTTACTTCTGATCGATCACCGGCACCGACTCCCACAAAAAGAGCCTCGTATCCGCCCAAAATTCCCGCCGAAAAAACGCTATCGGTCGCCACTGCGCCGAGAGACCCCCTCGGATAAGCCTAAACTTCAGCTCGAAAGGCAT